GAGGAACACTAAATGAAATCAAAATACAAAAAAATCAAGTACACGAACACCGGAGTAAAAGCCCCGGTAGTGACTTGTTTAAAATCCAACCCAAATCTTAGTAGATCAGACATGATAGAATTAAATTATCCAGAAATAAAAATCATTGTAAGAAGAGTTTTTCGAAAAACTATGTACAATCGTGCTGAGTCTCTCATTGGTATCATGTATGATAATTTTACTAATTCATTTTTTGTTCATGATACTATTAATGATGCAAGAGTTGTATGTGAGAATCTTTATTTGATCATTAAAAAACCAGAATTAGATTTTCGCATAACAACTAGGGAATACGATAGCATTTATGAGTATATGAAGGGAGTATTATACAATGCCAAGGAATCCTAAAATCCCAACCACGTCGAGGGGTCTGAACGTCAACCCAAACATGCTAACTACGCTGGAGACTCTACAGCTCCGCAGGCAGCTTGCAAAACGTCTGAATCAGCGTATGCGCAGATTAAAAGCAAAAGGTTTTGATTCAGAGGTTGGAGGAGCGTACGCAGACTATCAGGACTTGCTTGCAAGATTTTTCCCGGGTAGATCAACAATCCCGGAAAACTTGGAAAATGAAAAATACAAGGGATTACCGCGAGCTCAGGTGAAAGCCATCCAAAAGATATTGAAAGAAAAGAGCAGCACTGTTCAGGGCTGGAGAGAGATCATAGATCAACGCCAAAAAACCCTCAGCACTGAATATGGAATCAATTTCAAGTCAAAAGAAGAAATGAAATTATTTTTCAAATCTGAGGTATGGAAGTGGATGCAACGATTTTATGACAGTAAACAGACAATGAGAATCATCAGTCATAAACTGGATGATTCTACGGTTTCTGAGATCATAAAAGATCTGGAAAAATTCCGGGAGAGAACTGATCCAGATGCTGCCGATGCAATAGCAAAGCAACTTGGTTTTTCTGGCGAAGCAGAAGCTTTGAAATATAGACCATAGCAAGGGGGGTAAAGTATGGTAGTCGCAGGATATCCAGTTATTTATTTTAAAAACTATGATTATATGCGACTATTCAATGGTGATTTTATCCGGAGATCCAATGCAGGTCATTATCTAGGTGTCTATGAAAAAATAATAACTGTTGATACGGAAACTTTTGTCTATCTTAACAAAAACATTGGCTTTGTCACGGATTGGACAATCACGATAGAGGATGATTGTTGTATTTACGGCAACCATGTTTCTGATCTGATTGATACGATCGACAGGATTTGCACAACTTTACATGCTGACGATAGCCACCTTGTACGCTTTTATGTGCATAACTTTCCATATGACTATGTTTTTCTTCGTAACCATTTTTTCCAAAAGTGGGGGAATCCTGATAAATCACTGGCTGCTAAGACACATAAATATATTTTTATGAAATGGACAGGACAAGGCATTGAGTTCCGTGATAGTCTCATCTTGACACAAAGATCACTTGAGAAGCTTTGTAAAGACATGGGAACAACTGAGAAAGCTGTCGGAACATGGGACTATAAGAAGTTTCGAACTCCGGCAAGTCCACGTACAGCAAAAGAAATAGCCTATGCCTGTACGGATACGATCAGTCTTTGCAAAGCACTCCGTAAATACATAGACCAACGAGGATTTAACGTGGCGAACTGTCCGCTGACCAATACGGGCTTTATCCGGACGAACGCCCGCAGGAGAGCAAGAAAAGACAAGAAATGGAGAAAGCAATTTGAGAAAATGGCTCTGACGTTGGAGCAATACGATCAAATGCTTGATTGCTATCATGGTGGCTATACCCATGCCAATAGGTATTACGTGAATCAATTAATAAAAGAACCTGTTGAGTGCTATGATTTTGTAAGTTCCTATATTGCTTGGATGTGCTATTGTAAGTTTCCAATGACTAGGTTTTGTTATACTAACAATATCACATTAAAAGACATTATGGAACTGAAAGAAGATTATGCTTTTTCCGGCTATATAAGACTTAAGAATCTGAGATTGAAAAAAGACTGTCCCATGCCCCCGTTGGCTTTTTCAAAAGCAAAAGTATGTGTTTTTCCGGAAGCAAAAAGCAAAAAAGAACAGTTTCATGATAATCTGGATAATGGAAAGATCGTTAATGCTGATCTTGTCATTTATCCCTTTACGGATCCAGATTTACAAGTTATCCTGTCAAGTTATGATTATGACTGGGCTGATGTGTCTAAAGTCATGAGAGCTACAAAAGACTACTTGCCAGAGTGGTTCACTGATTACTTAATGGAATTGTTTTTTAAAAAATGCACCCTTAAAGGTTTGGACGAAGCAAACTACATGATATCAAAGGGGGAGCTAAATGGCATGTACGGCATGACGGTTCAGAGAATCATTCAAATCTTATGTACAGAGCTTATGGAGTCAGGAGAGTGGGAAGCAAAAGAACCAGAGGACAGGGAAAAAGAGCTTGAAAAGTTCTATCGGAATAAGAACAGCTTCATGCCCTACCAGTGGGGGGTATGGATTACAGCCTATGCACAGGCTTTTCTGTTCCGGCTGGGTTCATGCTGCCGGAGGTGGTTATACTCAGACACAGATTCTGTAAAGGGTACAGACTGGGATCATGATAAATTGGATGAGTTTAATCAATCAATCATTGAAATGTCGCAAAAGAGAAACATTGGAGTGGTAGAATATAAAGAAAAAACTTTCCGGTTAGGAATTGGTGAGTTTGATGGAATATACAGTGAATTTATAACAATGGGTAGCAAGCGGTATTGCTACCGACTGAAAAAAGATGCATCCTTGCATCTGACGGTTGCAGGAGTACCAAAAGAGGGCATATATTGCTTGGATGATGATATCACAAACTTTCGAAAAGGATTTGTTTTCAAAAATGATTTGACATTCCGCAGGAACTACCGCAGATCGAACGATTGGCAGGATCCCAAATGGAAAATGAAGACGGAGTATATTTTCCATGATGGAATCAATGAAGTGACTGTTGACGGGTGCAAGATTGAGTATGGATGTGCTATCCGATTGAGTGATACAGAGTACGAGTTAGATCACACGATTCCATATGACAAGGAAACAGGACTGCCGTTGCCGTTTGAAATGGAAGATACCGTATATAGTTAGAATAAATGTTATAAAACTGTAATAGTTTTGTAACATAAATAAGTTACAATATATAGACAGGAGGTGTAAAAAACTTTGAAAAAATTCTGGAAAGAAAATAAGGAAGATTTAAGTACCCTTTTCTGGACATGCGTCACTTTTGCTTGCATGTTTGCAAGCTGTCAAGTATGGATGCTGTTAGGTGATTAAGGAGGTGAGAAAAGTGATTGATATGTCGGAAATCTATGAAACATTGCAAACAAGCAGCTTGCGAAAAGTAACCTACGAGGATGATAAGATCAGTATTGTAGCTTACAAAGTAGGAAAAATCATTAGAATTGATGTAAAGGAGATAAACTAATATGTTAAAATCAAACGTAAAAATTAATTGCAAACCTTATTCTGGTACATCAAAAACAAAAGCTTTTGTTGATCTCGAACTGGATGGTACCCTTGTAATTAAAGGACTTACACTGGTTGAGGGTAAAGACGGGCTTTTCCTGTCATTCCCCAGCACAAAAGGAAAAGATGGAAAATACTATAATTCAGTCTATTCACTCGATAAAGAATGGACACAGCTTTTGCAGGATGCTTGCATCAAAAAATACAACGAGTGCAATCAGACTTCACAGCCTGCATCCTCCGGAGGAGGATTTCGATAATGAATATCTATGACAGAAATGGTTGGCTGGATGTTCCAAGGATTGCGCAGCTTGCCGATAAAAATAAAATTAATTTCATATTCATTATTGGAGCAAGAAGAACCGGAAAAACATATGGAATTTTCCAACACTTCATTAATGATGTTTTTTCAATAAATGAGAAGATCATCTATATGAGACGTACAAAAGAGCAACTGAAAAAAGTATTTCTTCCGGAGTTTGATCCATGGCTGGACATAAACAAAGATATGAACAGGTTTTTTCATTTTGAAAAGCCCAGAGGTGAATACGGACGTATTAAGATTGTAGAGCAGGTTGAGGAAGAGGAAGTATATAGAGGTGAAGCATTCTGTCTCACCTCAATGCATAACAACCGCGGATTCTCTGGATCTGATTTCTCTGAGGGGATTTATGATGAGTTCATCCCGGAGAAGATAGCTAAGTCAATCAGTGGGGAAGATGATGCTTTTCTGAATGCTGTTGAGACCATATCGGCAAACAGAGAATTGCAAGGAAAGAAGCCATTCCGCTGGTGGCTTGCTTCCAACTCAAACACATTAGATAATGCAATTGTGCAAGCTTTTGGATTGCTGCCAATCTTGGAACGAATGAAAAAGTACAAGCAGGAGTTTTCCATGCTAAAAGAGAGAGGAATCATCTTGCTTTTGATTAATGATTCCCCGATTTCAGAAAAGAAGAAAGATACCGCGTTGTATCGTGCTTTATCGGGTGACACAGACTTTGCAAAGATGGCTTTATCGAATGAATTTGCATATGATGACGTCTCGGCTGTCAGATCAGAGGACATCAGGCAATACAAGCTAATTTGTGTGATTGGAAAAGTGGCCATTTACGAACATAAATCAAAAGCGCACTTGTATGTTTCTGATCATATTTCTGGCACTTGTAGAGATGTTTTTGAAGACAACCAGCATGGAAAAGATCAGTTTAGATGTTTTTATAGCTGGATTGACAGCTATCGTCTGACAAATAGAATCAGCTACCAGAATATTTCTGTAAAATTTTATATTGACAAACTATTTTGAAACAGGTATATTAGAGCTAGGTCAGAGTGGCTACATCGACCGCCGGAAGCGGATGCCATGGGATGATAACCCGGAAGCTCTGACCTATTTTAATTTTTCACTTCCGGCAGAAAAGGAGATAAAATGAAAGTAGATCAGATTTTAGAACTTGGTAAACTTGGATTCTCAAAAAATGAGATCATTGGGATTCTGAACGCACAGAACATGACTGGGCTTAATCAGATCACAAGCCCACAGGCTACAGAACAGATTCAGAATCTGGGACAGAAGCCTGCAAATAGTTCACTGAATATGACAGCACAGACGGGACAGGATGCAACCAATGCAGCTCTGCTGACAGCGATTAATACTTTGACTGCTACGTTACAGGCGGGGAACCTGTCTGCATCCGGAAAAACTGGATCTACTCAGCGTACTTCCGACAATGTGGCAGAAGATCTAATGAAACTTATGAACTAAGGAGGTGTAAATAATGGCAAACAGTTTAGTTGTGCAGGATGCCTATTTGATCATTAATGATCTGTACAAGATGGCTACCGGACAGGAGAATATCAAAGCAGTAGACACAAGCTCTTTTGTATCTGTCGGGGAAACCATGTTGCGGACAGGTGTAGAACCTACATTGAAAGCACTCAGTCAGTGGTGTGGAAAAACCTATTTTGAAAAGGAAAAATACAGATCCGGAGTGTTCCGGTCAATCATTGAGGATAACGAACGTTGGGGTGCTATCACACGTGAGATCATTTCACTTCCATTGGACGCAGAAGCATCCCAGGATTGGAATACAGACTTGAGTGAAAACCAGCTTGCTGATGGACAGTCGGTTGATATGTACAAGATCAATGCTCCAAAACTGGTGGAGTTGAAATTCTATGGCAGTAAAGTTCTACAGTCGCATATCACACGATTCCGGGATCAGCTGGCACTTGCTTTCTCAAACGAAGCAGAATTCCTGATGTTTGTAAGTAGCTATATGATAGCTTATTACAATGATATCGAATCCAGAAATGAAGCAAAACGCAGACTGACGGTGCTTAACTTCATGGCTGGTATCTCATCCCTTGGAACAAATGAGGTGGATCTGGTAGAAGCTTACAATACAGAGTATGGAACAAAACTCACACGTAAGCTGCTTTTAAGTCCTGAACATCATAAAGATTTCATGGCTTTTGTAGTATCAAGAGTTAAGAAAGATTCAAAGAAGATGCAGGACAGAACCACAAAGTATCATATGAATCTGACTGGAAAGAACATCTTGCGATTCACAAGACCAGAGAATCAAAAGTTGCTTATGTACACTGATTTTTGGGTTGACAGCGAAACACAGGTACTCCCGGAAGTATTTAATGATAAGTATTTGAAAATTGCCGACATGGAGCTTGTAAATGGCTGGCAGGAGTTCGACAGCCCGGCTATAAATATCACACCTAACATTATTGATGCTAACGGAGTTTCAAAGACAGCCACTACAGCTGTAAGCCTGCCATATGTACTTGGTTTACTTTACGATCGTAGAGCGATGGGCGTAAATAATCAGTGGATGTACTCAGCATCTACCCCATTCAATGCGGCAGGTGGCTACTACAACATCTATGACCATTACCGTTTTAATGCATGGAATAACTTTACGCACAATGCGATTCTTTACGTGCTGGGGGAGGGAGTATAATGTTAGCAGCAAACATAAAGGTACCTGCTGGTGGTTCAATAGTAGTTTCACTTCCTTTTGAATCTGTTTCGGTGAGAAGATTTTTAATGAATGTGGCAGCTACTGGTGTAGTTTTGCAGTATGACACTATTCCATTAATAAATACAAGTGTATACACTGCATTGTACGAATTAAAATTTGAATCGTATTACGGTTTCCCCGATGCATCACACTTTAAACTCGTAAATAACGCAAAAGATGATACGTATGTGAAAGTATTAATTGATACAGTACCCAGCATGCAAATTAATGAGAATTATTTTACGGAGGTTACAATATGATGGATACATTCTTAACTATTTTGGGCAACTATGCTTTTCCAATCGTATGTTGTTGTGTGATGGCATACTTTGTGAAATACATGTACGATCAGACAAACGCAAGAGTTGACAAACTCAATGAAGAGCATAAAGATGAAGTTGATACGCTTTCTGAAGTGATTAAAAACAACACTGTTGCGATTGAAAAAATGAACTCATTAATTGAACACTTAGGAAAGTAGGTGTAAAATGACAGCGAACGAACTTGTTGAAAATGCAAAGGAATTACTTGGAGTTAGATATGTGTGGGGTGGTTCGACCCCAACACAGGGACTTGACTGTTCTGGATTGCTTTACTGGATCCAGAAAAAAGCAGGGTCAAATGTTGGAAGACTGACGGCATCAAGCTATTCAAAGCTTGGAACAAGGGTTCCGATTGGAGAGCAAAAAGTAGGTGATTTTCTTTTTTTCGGTACTCCGGTAACTCATTGTGCTATTTTCGTAGGATACGGATATATGATTGAAAGTAGAGGTAGCAGAAAAAACGATGTCGATAATCCCGGTATTGGTGTAGTCAAAAGCCTTGTAAGTCGTAGGTCTGACTTATCCTGCATCCGCAGAGTATGGGATGAAAAAAGCCCATCTTATGAAATAGGTAGAACCTATACTACTATGGTGGATCACTTACATGTACGATACAGTGTGTGGGGTCAGATCAAAAAGTATGCACAGCTGACAAGGGATGGTATGAAACACGCTTATTCTGATGGGTGCCTGAAAAAAGGAACCGTAGTCACAGTAAAAGATATAAAAAAGGATGCTGCCGGAGCAGCGTGGGTCAGGATTCCATCTGGCTGGATTTGTGCAATCACAGCAAAAGGTGAGGTATACTTAAGATGACAGAGATTATTTTATATCATTTTTCCAAACGAAAAAACAGCACAAAAAGACCAACAGAACAGGGAACCGTAGTTCCCTGTTTTTTAAAATCAAATACCACTTTTCAAAATCCAGTGTTCAAATTAAAATTATCATTGGATAATGCATTGCAATACAACTATCTGAAATGGGCTGACCATTACTATTTTATCAGCACAACAGTGTCTTTAAATAATGACATGGTTGAGATCTCAGCGAGTGAGGATGTGCTGGCAACATACCGGACAGAGATTGGCAACTATACATGCTTTATTGAACGATCAAGTAAACAGACTACGCTTGCAGACGACAGCATGTATATTCCGACAAATGACTGGATGCTATCCACAAGAAATGTGACTCATAAAGAGAAAATAATGACAAGAACTTATTCACAGCAATATATTATAAGAGTAGTTTCAAAGAGTGGAGTTGCCTCCTATTATATAAACGGAACTCAATTAAATGACTTGCTCGACTATATGTATACAGAATCAAACTTTGCTGATGTGATAACGGACGCCATTACAAAATTAATGTTTGACCCCTTTAAATATATTCTTGATTTAAAATGGGTTCCTTTTGTTGAAAGTGCTTTTAAAAATAGTAATGATGAAGCAATACAGCTAGGTTTTTGGGACAGTGGTGTAGTAGCAAAAAGAATTGATGAGGATACAGTCGTAAATTTTTCATATTCTTTTGCTTTTGATAATCCGCTTTATGCTATCACGGATTTTCGCTACTATACTTCATCATTTTCAAACTATTTTATAAAGCTTCCTTTTATCGGAGTGGTTGGTCTCAACCCTTATAAAATAGATGAAAGTGTAAATGCACTGTATCAATTTGATGCCACAAGTGGACTATGTAATGTATTTTTGCAATCAAAGAAAGTTGTTTTTGCATCTTACCAATTCCAGCTGTCAGTTCCAGTGCAAATCGGTTATGCGAGCACAAACATAGCACAACTTACTACCTCAGCTGTTAGCCTTGTTGGTGCTGGATTACAAGGAAACATTGCACAGGGAATTTCATCAGGAATAGAAGCAGGAAGAAGCATTACCGCTCCAGAAGTATCTATGCTAGGGACTATTGGAAATATATCGAATATACTCAATAACCAGATTTTAGAGTTCAATTCATATGCTTGTACAAGTCTTGATCCAGATGGAGCAAGTGAGGGTTATGTAGATGGTACTGTAAGCACCATTTCTGCACTGAGTGGTTTTGTAAAGTGCCGGGATGCTTCTATCCAGATTGCAGGATTTGAGGGGGATCAAGAGCAGGTTAGCAGTTACTTGAATAATGGATTTTATTTTGAATAAAGGAGGGATGAAAACATGTGGGTACCTATGAATTTTGACAAGATCAACATATGCACAAATTACTTCCAGCCATCAGGAATAAAAGTCGACAGCTTATATACTGATACGTTTGACCGGATGCTTTATGAGCGTGTATGCTCTGTTCTTGACATAAAATACAACGGAAGCATTGATATTGACTATTTCAAATACTGCCTACTTTTTGGAGGGTATATTTGCATCACAAAGACAGATCTTTATGGACTGATTGGTCAGTATCCAATGCTGACAGGATACAATATTTACTTTAAACCAACGACAGCAAGCATACACACGTATGCAAGCAACGCTACAATTGACATAGAGGATATGGAGATCGGGAAAGACTGTTCTGTCATCTATATCAGACCGACTTTTTGTGGGATTGGAGATATCATTGGCTTTTACAGCTACAAACTGGCACTTGTTGCGTCTGCTTTTGACATGAATGTGTTTAATTCAAAACTTGCTTTTCTGATTGCAGCGAAAAACAAAACAGCAGCTCAGACACTGAAAAAAATCTATGACAGCATACAAGCTGGTAACCCAGTTGAAGCTTTTGACGTATCAATAAAAACGGAAGACAGACAAGGAAGCAAGCAGGATGCATGGGAAAGCTTCAACAAGGATCTGAAGCAAAACTTTATTGCACCGGAGCTGATTGAGGTTTTTGAAAAGCTTCTGGATCAGTTTGACACAGAGGTCGGTATTCCATCTGTCGGATCTGACAAAAAAGAACGTCTGAATGTGCTTGAGACAAGCAAAAATGATGCAGAAGCCGTGACACGATTAACTACTTGGCTTGAAACCATGCAAGCGGGAGTTGACATGACAAACAGGCTTTACCCTGAGATGAACTTGTCCATCAAGATCAGAAGCTATGAAACTGCGGAGGTGAAATCATATGGGACTTTATAAGATAACGATAGCAGGGCTTTATGAATGGAATGAAAATTTATTTGATAAAATGGAATTTCCAGAATCAGCAGATAGACAGAACTTTATCGACAGTTTGCTTCTGTCCTATGGAGACTGCGAGCCTTTATATCCGGACTGGGAGTTTATGCATGAGAGTGCTATTCCTGCATGGAGCAGGAAATGGAAAAGTAGCATTGACAAGGTTTATAACGTGTTAGACTTACTTAACTATGAACCGATTGAAAACTATGACCGCCATGAAGAATGGACAGACAGCCCGGATATGACACGAACAAGTCAAAGTTCCGGACAGGACATAAACAGGGCAGAAGCTGGACAGGGAACCACTACGACAAACTCTGGGGCAGATACAGCTATAAATGAGGTCAGTGCTTTTAATGATGCAAACTATAGCCCCAACGAAAAAACAACTACTGAGTATGGGGCTAGCACAAAAGTACAAAGTTCTGGGGAAAACAAAAATACGTTTGAATATGGAAAGGGTGAAACAAGCCGGGAGACCGGACAGAATAAGCACTCCGGGCGTATTCATGGCAACATTGGAGTTACTACTTCACAGCAGATGATTCAGTCAGAGCTTGAGTTACGGAAACAAAGCTTTATTGATTATTGCACCGGACTATTTGCACAGGATCTGCTTTTATTAACTTATTAAGGAGGAATAAATTATGTTTTTCAGATACCCACATAGTGGATCACAAGACATGAACTTAGACTGGCTGCTTAAAGTTGGCAAACAGGCTGACAAAGATCATGAGGAATGGACGCATATAAAAGACACAGCCCAGACCATGATTGATGATGCAATTCAGAAAAGTTTGGATGATGGAGAGATCGGAAAAGTAGTAAATGATGCTACTACAAAAGTAATCAACGAACAGATTGAACCATTAAAAGGGCAGGTTGGAACAAATACAAGTGAAATCACAAAGTTACAGAAAAGAGACGGACTTTTTGATCATTCCGGGAAAACCATCATCATCGGAGACAGCTACACCGTTGGGTATACTCCGGATGGCAATATTACTCCTTGGACTACTAACTTTATCAAGTACACCGGGCTTGAGGATGTCACAATCTCCGCAAATGGTGGGGCTTCTTTTTCTACTAGTAACAACTCATTTCTTATGCTTTTAAATGCCGTACCTGCTTCTAATGAGGTCAAACAGATTCTTGTTGTAGGTGGCTTTAATGAGTTTGGTTTTTATTCAGACATTGAGAATGCAATCAATGCTTTTATGGGAGTAGCAGAAGTAAGATTTCCGAACGCAAAAGTATTTGCCGCTATGGTTGCATGGTCGGTAGATCGGACGGACGACCCAACAGTGCAAAATAGATTAAAGATCGCAAAGTCTGTTTATAACACTCAGAGAAAGAATTGGCGGTATCTGACAGGGTCAGACTATATTCTCCATGCTGATGGCTTTCTGGGTTCTGATGGCTTCCATCCAAACACAGCAGGACAGGAGAGACTTGCAAGCTATCTTGCTACCGCTGTTGAAACGGGATCGTGCAGTCCATCATTTTATGAAGTTACTGCAAACTTTGAAGCTGGCGACTTTACAGCTACACCAGGTTCAAGCTGGACTTTTGTCAGCTCATACAATGAAAATACAAGCACTCTGATCTGGGGCAACTATGTTTGCTTACCAAACAGCGGGACACTTACATGTGATGGCACTGAGTACCGTTTGGGGCGTATTTTCTCAACGTCCTTTATTGGTGACAATAACGGCTACACATGCTATCCAACAAGTGTGATCGTTAAGTCTGGCAGTGACTTCTACCATATCCCCGCACAGCTTAATTTCCGAGGTAGGCATATTTATTTGAGCTTATACGATATTTCAGATGATAAGCACAATTACCGAACTTTGACAGAGGTTACACAGGTGCAGATTCATAGAGGTTCTATTACAATGTGATAGAAAATACGATAGCCCAGCATCCGCTGGGCTATCGTATTATTTTGCATCTATCAGAAACTTTCTGAGTAGCTTTATAGAATTTTTTCTCTTTAAATACCTCATGATAAGCTACAGACCAGTCCTGATAGTCTGCGTACGCTCCTCCAACCTCTGAATCAAAACCTTTTGCTTTTAATCTGCGCATACGCTGATTCAGACGTTTTGCAAGCTGCCTGCGGAGCTGTAGAGTCTCCAGCGTAGTTAGCATGTTTGGGTTGACGTTCAGACCCCTCGACGTGGTTGGGATTTTAGGATTCCTTGGCATTGTATAATACTCCCTTCATATACTCATAAATGCTATCGTATTCCCTAGTTGTTATGCGAAAATCTAATTCTGGTTTTTTAATGATCAAATAAAGATTCTCACATACAACTCTTGCATCATTAATAGTATCATGAACAAAAAATGAATTAGTAAAATTATCATACATGATACCAATGAGAGACTCAGCACGATTGTACATAGTTTTTCGAAAAACTCTTCTTACAATGATTTTTATTTCTGGATAATTTAATTCTATCATGTCTGATCTACTAAGATTTGGGTTGGATTTTAAACAAGTCACTACCGGGGCTTTTACTCCGGTGTTCGTGTACTTGATTTTTTTGTATTTTGATTTCATTTAGTGTTCCTC